GCGGTTGATAATTTGGATAACACAGGAATCGATTCATCTTATACAGCTACTTACTACCCATGGATTTTGGAAAGAGATACTGTTAACAACACTCAAATCTACTTACCACCAACAGGTCAAGTTTGTAGAAACTTAGCGTTGACTGATAACATTTCATTCCCATGGTTCGCATCAGCGGGTTACACAAGAGGTCTTGTAAACTCAGTTAAAGCAAGATTGAAACTAACTCAAGAAGATAGAGATACACTTTATCAAGGTCGTATCAACCCAATTGCAACTTTCTCAGATGTGGGAACTGTGATTTGGGGTAATAAAACTCTTCAAGTTAGAGATTCTGCACTTAACAGATTGAACGTAAGAAGATTGTTGTTACAAGCTCGTAAGTTGATTTCAGCGGTGGCAGTTAGATTGTTGTTTGAACAAAATGACGAAATCGTAAGACAACAGTTCTTGGATTCGGTTAACCCAATCCTTGACGCAATCAGAAGAGACAGAGGTCTTTATGACTTCCGTGTAACAGTAAGTTCTTCACCTGAAGATTTGGACAGAAACACTTTAACAGGTAAGATTTACTTAAAACCAACGAAAGCTCTTGAATTCATTGACATTGAGTTCTTCATCACTCCAAGTGGAGCTTCGTTTGAAAATATCTAAAATAAAAACAAAGTGGGGTTTCGGCCCCACTTTTTAGCCGTTTAATCAAAAATGAAAAAAATAAAAGAAGGATTTGAAGGAAAAGCACCGGATTTGAAATACTATGCATTTGATTGGGATGACAATATTGTTCACATGCCAACAAAAATTATAGTAGAAAGTGAGTTTGGTGATGAAGTGGAAATGTCAACGGATGATTTTGCAACTTACAGAGAGCGTATTGGTAAAGAACCTTTTGAATATAAAGGAGAGACTATAACCGGTTATGCTGAAAATCCTTTTAGAAACTTTAGAGTGGAAGGTGACAAACAATTTTTAGTTGATGCTATGAGAGCTAAACCAGGTGCGGCTTGGGAAGATTTTAAAGAAGCAATCAATAACGGGTCAATTTTTGCGATAATCACAGCGAGGGGTCACAACCCAAAGACAATTAAAGAGGGTGTTTACAATTACATTATCAACAATTATGAGGGTATTGATAAACAACAATTAATTAAAAACTTAAAAAAGTATCGTGATTTTGTGGGTGAGGAGGAAATGTCAGATAATGAACTTATCCGTTCTTACTTAGAATTAAATAAGTATAATCCTGTAAGTTTCGGTGAGGGTTCCGCGGCAAACCCTGAAGAACTTAAAGTAACTGCTATGGAAGATTTTGTGAGATATGTAAAATCTATGGCGGCTTTACTACAAAAAAGTGCTATACTTAAAAAAGATATTGCCAATAAATTTTCTCCTAGAGTTCCTTTAATAGGCTTTTCAGATGATGATATTAAGAATGTAGATGTAATGAAGAAGCATTTTAATAAAATCAAAGAACCAATTAAAGTATATTCTACTAAAGGAGGAACTAAAAAAGAATACTAGTACTGAGCCTAGTGAAGATATAATTTATTCAAATTTAAAGTAAAGAGAAAAATTTTCACACAGGTAGTATTTATAAACAAAGATAAAAATTAAAGAAAAGTAAAATAACATGGCGGATTTATTAATGAAAATGCCCATACCTTATGAACCAAAACGTGTAAACCGTTTTATTCTTAGGTTTCCCTCTTCGTTAGGAATTAACGAATGGTTTGTTGAATCAACAAAGCGTCCTTCAATCAAAATTGCATCAACTGAAATTCAGTTTTTAAACACATCAACTTTCGTTGCGGGTAGATTCAACTGGGATGAAATCCCTGTTACCTTCCGTGACCCAATCGGTCCTTCAGCGGCACAAGCTCTTATGGAGTGGGTTCGTTTACACGCTGAATCAGTTACAGGTCGTATGGGTTATGCAGCAGGATATAAAAAAGACATTGATTTAGAAATGTTGGACCCAACAGGAGTTGTTGTGGAGAAATGGATTCTCTACGGAACATTCTTAACTAGTGTGGACTTCCAAGCTCTTAACTACTCACAAGACGCGTTAGCAACTATTAGTTGTAGTTTAAGACCTGACCGTTGTGTTTTAGTTTACTAATTTCTATTTATTTACTTTTATAAATCCGTATATTTAACCGTAGAGCCAAACTCTACGGTTTTTTTATTATGGAAGATTCATCAAAATACGGACAAGAAAATTTTAGTTTACCACACGATGTGGTACCTCTACCATCTAGAGGATTATTTTACAAAAATAAGAAAAGCAGTGTTAAAGTTGGATACTTAACCGCTTCAGATGAGAATATCCTTATGGGACGTTCTGATGATTTAACAATGCAACTTTTGAGAAATAAGTTGTATGAACCAGGTATGAGACCTGAAGAATTGATGGAGGGAGATATTGAAGCAATTCTTATCTTCTTAAGAAATACTTCATTCGGACCTGAAATGGAGGTTAGTTTAGTTGACCCAAAAACCGGTAAAGATTTCCAAACAAATATTTTGTTGGATGAACTTAACATTAAAAAAGGTATGGAACCTGAAGAAGATGGTACCTTTTCAACTGTGTTACCGATTTCAGGTGCAAATGTTAAACTAAGACCATTGACATATGGTGATGGTTTGGAACTAAAGAAAATATTTGATTCATACCCTCAAGGTAGGGTAGTTCCAAGAGTTACAACAAGATTGGTAAAAGAAATCCAAAGTATTAATGGAAATACCGATAAGGGAGAAATCACAAAATTTGTGGAACAGATGCCAATCGCAGATTCCAAATTCATAAAGAAATTTATGGATGAAAATGAACCTAAATTAGATATGCAAAGAACAGTAACAACCCCGTCAGGAGAAAAACTCACAGTGAATGTTGGGTTCGGGGTTGAGTTTTTTCGCCCTTTCTTCTGAGTATAGGAAATCACAAATTGATGAATTTTATTATTTAAAGTCTCTTCTTGGTATGACCTACCAAGAATTTTTAATTCTGCCAATTTTTATTAGGAAATATCTTTTAAATAAATGGGTTGAAGATAAATCCCAAAAAACAAGATAAAATCTATTTATCTAAAAAGTAAAAATGGCTGAAGATAATTTAGGCGGTGACTTTAAAAATATTGGTGATGTATTCAAGGCGTATCAAGGTGCTTTGAATCTTAAAGATACTATTAATAAAATATATGATGGTATTAATAGTATTAATCGTAATTTTGGGGAAAGTAGACTTAGAGCTGTTGAATTTTCAAACGCCATTACCGATTCTGCTGCTAGTTTAGTTAGGGTTGGAGCATCTTTAGATGACATTGATGGAACTATAACAGCAATTGCTGCAGGTGCAAGAAGGAGTGTTGTTGAAACAACGGAAACTTTAACAGAAGTTTATGCTGCAGCCCAACTAATTGGTGAAGCTGCTGACCCAAGAAGATTAGTTGAAAGTTTCCAAGAAGCTGGTTACGAGATTTCACAAGTTGGTGAAAATGTTGCCGAATCTATTGGGTATGTTCAAACTTTAGGACTGAATTCAAGACAGATTATGTCTGATGTGGTTTCTAGAATGGAGTACATGAATAGGTTTAATTTCTCTGATGGTGTTCTTGGATTAACAAAAATGGCTGCTCAGGCATCAATGTTGAGGTTTGATATGGCAAATACCGCAAAATTTGCGGACAGTGTTATGAATCCTCAAGGGGCTATTGAAATGGCATCAGCATTCCAAAGACTTGGTGTTATGGCTGGTGATTTAGTTGACCCGTTTGTTTTGATGGATAAATCAATTAATGACCCTGCAGGATTACAAGACAGTCTTATCAATATGACGAAGCAATTTACAATGTTTGATGAGAAAACTCAGTCGTTTAAAATTGCACCGGGAGCTCAAAGACAAATTAAAGAAATTGCTGAGGCTGCTGGTATGACAAGTGCCGAGTTTACAAAAACCGCATTAGCCGCTGCTGACATGGATAGAAGGTTGGCACAAATTAATTTATCTATTAATGCCTCTGAAGAAGAAAAAATGTTGGTTGCCAACATGGCAAAAATGGGTAGTGGTCAGTACAAAGGTGAGTATGTTGTTCAAATTAAAGATGACGAAGGTAAAGACCAAATTAAGAGACTAAGTGAATTACAAGGAGAAGATTTTGAAAAATTAAGACAAATACAAGAAAGTGCTCCTAAAACTGTTGAAGACATTCAAAGGTCACAATTGGGTGTTATGGAAACAATTCAGAGAGATTTGGCGGCATTACCAATACAATTTGCATATGCTCTTGGTGGACAAAGTGGTATTGTAAGGGGTGCTGAAGCACTCAAACGAGCTGGTGATGATTTCTTTGGTAGTCTTTATTCTAAAGATGTACTTGGTAGTGGTGAAGATATGAGAAAATTCTTTGAGGTTATGGGTGATGACTTTAAGAATGTATTAGATAAGGCATCTAAGGGTGATATGAATGCTATTAAAGAAATTTCTGCAAAAGTTGAGGAAAGAGTATCACAATTAGACACCAAAGTAGCTGCTAAGTTTCAAACATTTATATCTCAATTGGGTATTGAAAAACCAAGAAGTAAGGAGGAAGAGTTTTATAATAAAAACATTGCCGGGTCAATACAAAACGCTCTTAATATTCAGGCTAAAGAAAGTGAAACAACAACTCAAAGAGATGTTAATGTTAATGGACAAATTCGTTTTGTTATTGATGCACCATCGGGTGTTGATACTGCAAGACTAACTCAGTATGTTGAAAGTCCTGAATTTAGAAATGCGTTAAGTAAAGTTTTGAATGACATTGAAGACACAGGAACTAGACCTATTTCTACTCAAAGAAGATAAAAAATTTTCAATTCTGTATTTATAGAATAAAATACTATGCCGAGTCCTTTAGATTTTCCGAGCTCAGAGGTTTTTAGAAAAAAACTTATCACAAGGAACCTCGTGCCGTACAAGAAGTCACCTTCAAGTATTACCCCACCGATTAATTATGAAACTATTCTCAGGGACATGGCTCCAACGGATAGTGATGATTCATTAATTGATACACCATTCTTTGCAAACACAAAGGCATTTCCTTTAAACCAATATGGTTCAACAGGTGGTTACAAACAAGTACCTGATGTTAATACTTTAAAAAATACTAATCCAAACGAGGGGGAGTATGATTATTCAGATGCTAATATTTTAGCCGAAGGACAACAAGCCGCTAGAACAGGTTTCCCTGGTATACAAGGCGCTTGGTTACCTTTGAACCCTTTTGGTGGTACAAATAGCCAAAACCAATTATATGATTCGGGTAATTTCTTTACTCAATTAGAAATTTTACAAAACAGACATGGTAGAGGGGGTAACAACCAACCATACCCGTCAACGTTTAACCCGTCATCATATCGTGCATCTTCATTGATTTTAAACCCTGACCCCCAAGGTTCGGACGGTTTATTATCAAATGATTCGTATTTGGCGAAAATTGGTGCAGGATTTTATAAAGAACAATTCTTATTCAACGTTGCAAGTGCCACAAGAAGAAATACCATAGGACGTGCAAACATTTTAAATGTTAACGGTGGTGAGGATATTCTTAACTTTTTAACAGGTAGAGTTCCTATTTTAGAACCTAACTACACAATTACCCAACCAACTAATTTGGTTGGTGCATCTGCCGATTTATTAAATAGGGTTTCAGGAACTTACGTACCTCTCTCAACCATTCCGGGTAGTTACTTTGACCCAAGTATCAATCCACAAAACCAAGGTACTACACAACAGTTATTTGGAGCATACGCAGGAGCTAACTTAGCGTCAGGTATCGGTAGATTCTTTGGTAGTTTATATGGTTCCCCAAAAACAGGTTCGGCATTATTTTTACAAAATACTGGTGCTGGTCAAAAATCTATCTTATTTAAGAACTTAGAATACAACGTATACAGACCAAACTACTCAAAAAATATTTTTGATAGAGTTGCGGGTGTTCTTAGAGGGGCGACAGAAAATGCTGGGTTTTACTATATTGGTTCAGACACATCAGAACCAAGTAATGTATTCTCACCTGTTGGTGACTTACCAACAGACCAATTTGGTAGAGAGGTTAAAGCACCTGTTTATGGTCCGTCTGAATTGGCTCAGTTATACGAGGGACCTGGTAAGGCTCTTCGTCTTGGTGTTAATGGACCTACATATAGTAGTGGTGGGGGTATTGAAGGTGGATTCACTTGGGTATCACCAAAGTTCAGGGGGAATGCGGGTAAGTATGTAACACCAGGTGGTGACCCTGCAACTGAAGACCCTGATTTTAGACCTGCGGGATACGGACCAACAGAATCAACAAACTATGAGTTCCGTCAAGGTTCTATCATGGATGATACTCAACGTATCATTGATTCACAACCAAGAGGTGGAAAAAGATTCCAACACGTTGGAAATGCCATTGACCAAGTATCCAAAGTGTTTAACGATGGGTATAAGGAAATCACTAAAGGTTCAAGAGTTATTCGTTATGTCGGAGAAATTGGTCAAGAAAAAGGTGCCGAATATTGTAGAATATTCACAAAAGACACACCTTATCTACAATACAATGACCTTCAGAAAACTGACGGTATGACAACACAAGGTAGAAAGTTTGCTTATTCTATCTTTGATAACACATATAACTTAAACATCGCACCAAATAGAAGAGAAGGTGGACAAGACTCTACAAATATTGTGGGGGGTTATCCTTTTGGTGGTGGTTTTTATGCCAAGAAATATATGTTCTCATTGGAGAACTTGGCGTGGAGAACTTCAAACAGACCAGGTCTTTCAGTTCAAGACTTACCGGCTTGTGAGAGAGGTCCAAATGGTGGTAGAGTTATGTGGTTCCCCCCATATGGTTTAACATTTAATGAAAGTGTTAGAGCTGCGTTTAAACAAACTGACTTTATTGGAAGACCTGAACCTGTCTTTACATATAACAACACATCAAGAACCGGTTCGTTAACATGGAAAATTGTTGTTGACCACCCTTCTGTATTGAATATGTTGGTTAATAGAGTATTGGCTAACGAAAACTTAAAAAGCCGTGTTGATGGTATTATTGAATCATTCTTTGCGGGATGTAGAAAATATGATTTGTATGAATTGGCTCAAAAATATTATACAATCAACCCAAGAGACATTTTTGAAATCCAACAAAAACTAACCACAAGAAATGTAACAACTGAAGAGGTTCGTACAATTGTTAATACCATTCAAACAGGTAATGATGCGACTACTGGTGGGGGTGGAAATGGAGCTGGTAATCAAGTAACAGGTTCTGACACATCAAACAGTGGTAATTCAAGTGAGAAGTTTACCGGTGATATTGGAGCGTTGTATTTTGATAATGACATTCCATTACCAAGTATTCCTGTTGAAAATTACTTAACATACTACACAGCTTACACATCATCAACAACAAAGAACAGATATCAATCACAGGCTAATGTTGATGAAAGACAGCCAATATCAACATTCTACACTGATATTATTGAATCAAACAAAGTTAAAATTGATACTAAGGTTAACTTGATGAAACAAAAATTATCACAAGGTGGTATTATTGAAATTGTTTTGGTTGGTAGTGCGTCTTCACCACAGACCACAACATACAATGATACTTTATCACAAAGAAGAATAGATGCCGTTAAAAAGTATTTCTTGGAAACTCTTGGATTACAAACATACTTGGATAATAAACAAATAACAATTGTTGAAATTCCTGATGGAGAAACTATAGTAATTCCTGAATCTGAAATTGGTAATGTTGTGAACATTTATGATTCGGTGAATTGTACTCAGAATTTAACAGGTGCTGATAAAATATATTCAACAACTGCAATGGCTTGTAGAAGGGTTAAATTGACTGTAAATGATAAGACCCCTCCACCGGCACAACAACCTTCAAGAATTGACCCAACAGACCCACTGGTTCAAACACAAGTAACTACTGTGGTTGATTCAAAAACAGTTACACAACAAGTTATAACTGAAGAGAGTGTGTTAAGAGATAATATTACCAAAAGAGTTTTGAGAAATCTTTTGTCTGAATGTGATTACTTTGAAACAATCAAACAAGAAACTCCAATGGTTTATGACAACTTGAAAGAAAAGTTGAAATTTTTCCACCCTGCGTTCCACTCAATCACACCTGAAGGATTGAACGGTAGACTTACCTTCCTTCAACAATGTATGAGACCTGGTGATACCATTCCTACGGTTAATTCAGGTGGACAATTGGAATATAATAATGCCATTAACACAGCGTTTGGAGCACCTCCGGTATTAATCCTACGTGTTGGTGACTTCTTCCACTCAAAGATTATTCCTGATAACTTATCAATTAGTTATGAAGGTTTGGATTTAAATCCTGAAGGTATTGGTGTTCAACCAATGATTGCGAATGTTACGTTATCATTCAATTTTGTTGGGGGACAAGGATTAAAGACTGCGGTTGATAAGTTACAAAATGCGTTGACGTTCAACTTCTATGCAAATACTGAGATTTATGATGACAGGGCTGATGCAACTGACGATAGTTACAAAGTTCTTGACCAACAGTTTGTTAAGAGTCTCAACTTGGAAGTACCACCTCCAACAATCAACCAAGTTCAAAATACTAGACCACAGACAAATCTTGAAACTATTGGTAAAGTTTTAACCACTGAAATTGATGGTGGTGGAGTTCAATATGGTACTATTGAATACAAGACATTTATGGCACAACTTGTTGGTGGTACTCAGAATTATTTCGCAACTGTTGTTGGTAAAACAAAAGATGTGAGTAATCAATATAATAACGCAATACGTCAGTTATTCTGTCTTCAAAGAAATTATACTGACGGATATATGTTGGCATACTCATCAAGTAGTTTTGTTAACATATACGGTAAGCCAATAGGGTTTCAATCTACAATCAATAATTTATTTAGTGATTATATTTCAAACATAGATTCTGAAGAAGGATTTGTTGGATTTATGTATAACACTGAATTCAATTTCTCAAGAAAGGCTCTTAGACAGTTGAAACAAAATATGAAAACTTTTGTTACAGCTAAACAAGAAACATTCTTAAACTCGGTATCAACAACCGTTCAAAGTTTGGCTAACATCCAAACACAATACATTCAACAATTGGCAAGAACTAATGTTATTAGTTATGACCCATTAAGTCCTGAAGAAGGTACTGATGGATACCAACAAACAAATGGACTTGAAGTAATTTACAATGTTTCAGGAACCACAGGAGTTTTTGTTACTACACCAAGTATTACAAATACTTTTGAAGAAATTACCGCAGATTTTGAGACAATAGCATTAAATTTAAATTCGTTTAATAATATTGTTCAGACTGGTTTCACAACAACAATTTCAGGAATTGCATATACTGGTATGTTTGTGAGTGACCCAACAAAGACTGCGGATATTATTGAGAATGTTTTTGTTCCATTTACAGATAATGTGTGGTGGGATGACAATGCAAAAAGAAGAGAATATGCGATTCTTTCTAAAGATGTTATTGACCAAAAATTATTTGAAGCATTTGAAAATGCTATAATTGGTAATATAATTAATAACAAAGATTTGGTAGGTGATGGAAAAGATGATTTCCAAACAAAATTCAGAAAATATTGGCAAACAGATTCAAGAGTGGTTTACAATAAAGAAGATGAAATAACTAAAGCTTGGACAACAGAATTTGAAAAATCACTATTGGGTAATTATTTAGTATACACACCATTCTCTTTAGATAAGAAAAGAGTGTTCACTTACGAGGTTACTTTAACTCCTGATACAACACAAAAATCTTATATTAAAGACTTAGGTTTGAAAAATAATACAAACACAGATACCTCAAAATGGTCAACCATTAGTGGTAGTTTGATAACAACTAAAGTGGAGTTATTGTAATGGCATTAGCATATTATAATCGTTACAACTTATTTTACATTAACGGTGAACAGACCGTTGTGCCTTACGTATCATTACCAACCAAACCGTCAGATAAGGTTTATGTTTATAAAGTAGGTGTTAGTAGATTGGATAAAGTTTCACAAGAATATTATGGAACACCATTCTTTGGTTGGTTACTTTTACAAGCCAACCCACAATATGGTGGTATGGAAAATAATATATTTGATGGTGCTGTCTTGAATATTCCATATCCTTTAGTAACTTCATTACAAGATTATAAATCAGCCGTAGAGGCTCATTTCTTCTATTATGGTAGGTAATGGTTTGGCAGACAACTCAGGGAACATTTATGTTGAGGCAGCTTATAACAATGTTATATTAGTTGACCCAAACAAAACTTGGCGCATTGCCTCCAACGGACAACAAGTTGTTGAGGAAAGATTAGTTGACCATGAAAATCTTGTTATGTACGCTAACTTGGAAGCTGAGATTCTTCCAAGAACAAAACTTGCCGTAGGTTCGTCACCACAAGATAACATCAGAACAGTTTCTTTGGCTAAGATTAATTTCTTGAGACCAAATGATGAAGATTTTTTAAATACCCAATATTACGATGACTTAACGGGATTGGGTTCAACTGAAAAGAAATCAAGAATACAAAGATACGAAGATTTGGTTGATACCACTGACGGCAAGAAGTTTTACAAACAAAGATTTCAATCGGGTAATGGTGAAACTATAGACCCAGGGTTGTTAGGTATTACAAGTATTGAAGTAAGAACTAACTTGTCATTTATTCCTGAAGTTACGATTAGACTTGAAGATGTACAAGGAAGAGCTTTATTTGAATTAGGTGACCAATCACCATACGCAGCGTTCTTCAATCTACCATACCCTGTCTTTTATTTAACAATGAAAGGTTATTATGGTCAGGCAATTAGATATCAATTAAACCTACATAAATTCACTGCGGACTTTAACTCGTTTAGTGGTAACTACACGGTTACATTACAGATGTTGGGATACAAGTACAACATACTTAATGAAATCTCAATGGGACACTTAGTGTCGGTTCCACACATGTATGAAACCGCATTTAATTTTTCAAAACCTGTTGGTGGTGAAACTTTATACGGTTCATCTGAAACTCAAGTTACTAACACTGCACAGAATATTGCGTCATCAACACAATCAAATTCAACAATTAGTATTGATACAATTGATGCTCGTGGACTACAAAAGATTAATGAGGTTTATTCTGAATACATTGCCAAACAATTAATTCCTGCCGATTTCCCGAGATATACTGTTGCTCAACTTCAATATAAATTAATGAAGTTGGAACAAACCATTCTTGATGTTTATAAAGACAAGGCGGATTTACAACCATTAACCGATGCCGAAGATTATAGAAAATCTTTGGTTGGTTATTATGAAAAAGTTAGAGGTAGTAACACATCTTGGTTTTCAGAATACTTGAGTCAAAATCCGTATTATTTAAGAAATTCTGACAACAAAGTTTATACATTTAAACAAAATGAGATTTCTTTCATAAAAAGAGGTGAAAGTAAATTAAAATCTCTTGTTGGTGAAGGAACCAAAGCGTTGGATGAAAATGCGACATTTGGTGAGTTAAAAGGTACTCCAAACTACAAGATTACAAATCAGATTGATTATAATACTTTTGTTATTAATCAACCATTAGATATTGATTGGAGAAGAACATTTGTTGCTCAAACAGGAATTGTGAATCCGACCCCAACACAAATATCTCAATTCCAAGCTCAAGAAATATTAAAGTGGGGTGTCAGAGCCGAGGTAACCACTGAAGGTTTAAAAGAGGTTAAATTACCATTCTTTACCTTTGATGGACCTGGTAGATTTGAAAGTTTGATTCGTGATATGGAAGGACAACTCAATACAAAACAAAATACTATTGAGTTAGAGATTTCTGAAAGACTTCAAAAGACAATCTCGTCACCAACAACCGGTATTGGATTTATTCCTAGTGTTAGGAATGTTATGGCGGTTATTATGGCATCTACCGAAGCATTTATTCGTTTAATGAATGAAGTACACACCAAAGCTTGGGATGTTAGAAAAGACCCGATAAGACAGAATGTAATTTTAAATTCTTCTATTACTGCACCAAATCCTGACAATAAAGATAATGTTCAATACGCAACAAATGCGAATCAACAAACCGCAAGTAATGCAGATTTGAATGTTTATCCTTGGCCACAAATTTTTGTTGAAAACACTGACCCACAGAAAGCCAAATATGAATTGGCTTATCCTGGTGACCCGTCAATTGTTAATCTAACAAAAGGTTATTTGTATGACAAATGGCCTGAAGTTGAGTTTGTTGAGGAATATTTGAAAGGTGTTACCCAAAAATATCAACCACCAACTTCTACACCACCACAAGACAATGAAAATTCTCTAACAAGAAGAATTAACATTAACGCAATACTTTTCCCGTATTCAAACCTTGCCTACCAAAACAAAAACCAAATTAAATATTTGTATGAAATGTATGAAAGACAATTCATTTATTCATACTATACAAATTTTGGTAGATTAATTAATAGTGCTGAAAGAAGTGATATTATTGGTGTTGTTGGTACAACAGAAGCTCAGAATATTGTCCAAAGCTTGGGGGTTAGTAATCCATATTTGATACAAACATTAAAGAATACTCCTTTAAATGCCACAACATTCCCTGATGTATTAAGAACATCTTCTTTAGATGGTCAGGGTAGATTATGGCAGACATATATCAGAGGAGACTTTACCACAGAATATATTAGAAATTCAGTGGACCACCCGAATGGATTATTACCAATTGACATATTCAATGTTGGGACTCAAAACTCTGCAATTTCAAACCCTGATTTAAGTTCTTTAGCGTCACTTTCTGTTTATGTGGATGAACCACAACTACAGACAATCCAAGAGATGTTGAGTAGTACAATTACAAACGCACCACAATTAACAGATTTGTATCCATACACTGTTGAGACTTGGGACCAAACTAACTTAGTCGGATATCAGTTTGTTGAAGGTGTTAATAATGTGTTTAACACTACAAGAACATATAAGTTTTATAGTCCAACAAAAACAATAACAAACTTCAGTAATCCAATTGATTACAACCAAATTAGACCGGTAACATCGTTTAATTATTATAATACCCAATCACCTGATTTTACATCAGGTTTAGCTCAATTATACACCAATAGAACTACTTTATTACCGACTGAAGGTTTTGTACCTAACAACACACCGACAACATTAACACAGATTAGTCAGTTAAATATTGACACAACAACATCTATGTTAAACACACCGTATTTTATTAATTCAATCTTATATGGTGTGGAACAAGATTTGGCGGGACAAACTAGTCCGTACAAACAAGCGGCTTATTTATTTTTAAATTCATTACCTTTAGCCACATTAAGAGAACGATACAAAACTTTAAATGCTTCAAATACTGTTTCACTTGACTATATCTTTGCATCTTTCAAGAAGTTCGGAGCGGTACATAGATTACCTTATGTTTGGATATTAAAGTATGGTGCACTTTGGCACAGATACAAAACCCAAGTTCAACAAAGCCAAGATATATTAAATCCTATTTGGGGTAACTATGATTATGCAACACAATACGACCCAACATCAACCACACCAAATACAAGTAAGACTTATACCATAAATGGTTTATCAATAACTCTTCAAAAAGAAACATTTGTAAATAATACAAGAACGGTTGAAATGGATTTAGGTTTTTATCCTAAAACAATTAATAGTTTCAATTACTTCTTAAATGGTAGAAATTTATTTACAAACTATAGTAATGTTGAAATTGAACAAGCGGTTGCAAATGGTATGCAAATTGTTAATTTAGCGGATTCAAACATTACAACAACAACAGTTGATTACACAGGACTTCCTGTAACAATTGATATCTCAACACTCTCGGTTGTTGTCCCTGACACAATTCCTGAGTCAGACCCAAATGCAACAAGTTGTAACATTACACCGACAGTACCTCAAACAAATTACTATATTTTACCGTCTTTTGGTACTCAAGCCAATGAGGTTAAATCAAAGTGTTTTACTTCTGCAGGAACATTAACTCAACAGTTATACAACAATTCATCAATCTTTAATGGTTCTGTTAGAACATTTTGGAAATTACCTAACTATGGTTATTTTGATACATCAAACATTGTAAAACCAAACTATCAAAGTTATTTTACAACTAACAATAATTTAGGAACCTCAGCATTTAAATTTTCAAATGCGGATGATTACACTGAGTTTGAAGAAATCTTTACGGTTTTTGAAAAAAGTATCTTAGACTTGATGGAGTCTGAATTCTTAAATTTCTCACAACCAGCAACTAAGTTTACAAATACATTTTTAAATGCATCTGCGACAGGTGTTGGGTTAGAAAGTTTTGGTGTTGAAAACACTCAGAACGATAAGTTTAAAAACTTCCAACTTCTTTATAGAGATTTAATGAGTATTCCGTTACCAACGGCAACAAACCAACAACAAAGAATTATTGAAATGATTGACGTACAATACAGTCAAACAATTTCAAAAATTCAAAACTTAATGAATTATGATGTGGCATTAAAATTAGGTAATCCTACATCATACAATAGAAGAGTTTGGGGGTCATATGTCCAACAAATAACCAATGTGTCTCAAGTTGCAGAACCAATTGAGTGGGCACCATTCCAAACAGGTGTGGTACCAACTGAAGCGATGATGATATACTTTGGTGAATCATCAATACCACAAGTTAATTTTACAACACAAAATAACTACATTATTGAATTCTTCATTAATTCAAATATAGACCTAACTGCAGAAAATGTTGCTCAATTGAATGGATTGGCAAAAATGTATACCACTCAGAAAATGGAAGACAGTACGTTAACTGTACAACAATTCTCAGGACAGATTTCTGCGTGGATTAATGATAGAACATTATTCTTTAATGACACATTAAGATTAACCGACACTAAAATTAAAAAACCTGACACAGGATTACCCGATGTAACTGAGGTACCTGAAAGTATAATTCAATCACAGTGGGATGGTTCACAAACTAAAGTGGAATTATATGAAATGTTTAAGGCATTAAACGACAAGTGGATTGCAGGTTATGATGATAGTAGAACATTATTTGAAGATGTTTTATTCTTAGATAGAGGTTCTCGTAATGTTGGGGATAAAATTATCATTGATATTTTTGCCCTACAACAAATGGTTGACCCTGAATTTATGAATCTAAAAATGAGTGTGTTTACATTCATTAGTGGTATTCTAACACAGAATCATTTTTCTGTAATGCCGGTTCCTGCATATGTTAACTTTTACAATGTACAAAATTCACCAGCACCAATTCCTGTGACAATACAACCTTCACAAGAATTTGCCAATGAAATGTGGGGGACTTATATGACGGTTGACACTAGAAAATCTGGTCCAAAACTAGTTTGTTTCTATACTGATAGACCATCTTCATATTTGGATATGAAGGACAATAAAAATTATTTGTTCAGAAGTGATTCATTTGATTTAAGAAATGAACAGTTAAATCCATTTTATGAAGATTTCTCAACTAAAACAGATTATGCGTTATCTAACAGAGTAGTTGGGTTTAATGTGGATATTGGAACAAGAAATCAAAACATATTCTACTCATTCAATATTTCACAAGATGGTGGTAAAGCGACTTCAGAATCAATTCAACAGATTAATTTGATGGCGAATAGTGCTACAGGTAGAAGTACTGCAACTCAAAACGTATCGTTGTATAACATTTATAAAAACATGAGTTACCAATGTGAAGTAGTATCTTTTGGTAACGCGTTGTTACAGCCAACGATGTATTTCAATCTAAGACACGTACCAATGTTTAATGGGTCTTATATGATTACTGAAGTTCAACACTCTATTCAGCCTGGACAATTCCAAACTAAATTTACAGGAATTAGACAAAGTTATATGTCATTACCAAGGGTGGATGTATATCTACAGAGTATTAAAACAAATTTAGTTTCAAAATTATTACAACAATATAGAAACAATAAAGACAATCCTACCCAAGTAACCTCAACAACTACACAAGGTAATAATGCTAATCAGACGGTAGATGCTAATAATAGAATTGCAACACAAAATTCATGTAATTCAAAAGTGGCATTCCCATACCTTGAAGCAGAATTTGGATTCCAATCTGTTCCTGGTACAACGTACACTTTATCACCTCAAAGATTCTATGAGGAAATTATTAAAGTTGAACAAAGACCTGAAGTTATATTTGGTATCTTTGTAATTTCTTGGATGTCTTCTGGAATTGATAATAAGTTTAAAGGTTATGATTATAACTTTGGTAAAGTTGTTTTAATGTCTGATTATGGACCATTAGGTGACCAATATTTTAATAGCCGAACATATACTTGTCAAACCGCAATAACTGAAAAAAGTAGTGAGGTCACACTACCATATGTTAGTTTTGAATCTATTCAAAATTACATTTTATTTGTTAGAGATAAAATAGCGCCGAGTATTCCAAAAATTAAAAAAGTTGGAATGATTCAATATTACTTACAGAATTGGCCGTATGACAAACAAGTGTCTGAAACACAGAATTTGACCTTAAGTGCTTCTTATGCGGTTGCTGTTGATTTATTAAATAATGTAAAACCAGCGATTAAAACAATCTATTTACCTCCACGACCAGTACCAAACCCAACAACCAATCAAGGTAATATTGTTACCGCAACACCTCCGTGCCCAACACCAACACCTTCAAGTGTGGTAGTTCAAGGGGTTGGAACCGGAACTGGTAATCCAATTCCAACACCAACACCAAGTACAACAACATTATCACAACTCACAAATGATGAATTATCGTTACAAGGAAGTACTAATTACAGTTTAAATATTGAATATGTAAATGATAGTTTAGGTACAAATTCAGATAGACGAGTACAAGGTACCTTTACAATTATTGGGTCAAGACCATTTAGTCAAACTGAATATGTAGCATCTCTAAATGTTGATAACTACTTATTATATCAACCAATTAATATTGTTAGTTTCAAACTAACTAAAGATGTTTCAAACCCCAATTTATTATTTGGTACTTTTATTTCACCACAAGATATTTCACAGTCATTAAATACAATATCCTTAAAGTCAGATTATAATTATGTTGATTTTAATGTTGATATCTTAGGGTATTCTTATGTCACAACAAAGTCTATTGCTCAGTTTAAGTGTCCAAACTACCAAATCAAATATCACGATATTGTAGAATATAGTTTGTGGCAACAAATATCAACAGACCCATGTTGTAAATGTTACCCTACTGGAACTGGCGGTGAAAAAGTAACATTAAAACAAGTAACAAATAATAACCCATATACAACTCAAAACGTTGAATGTAATATTACAGGGTCAAATTGTTGATAATTGTGTGTAATAAGATATTTATAATAAAAAATATTATGGACCTAAATTCAAAATTGAATCAATACTTAGGTAAACAAGCCAAAATTTCTCAAAAAGACATGGGAAATGGTATGACTGAAGTATGTGACCTAGACACCGGTGATTGTTATGTTGTTCGTGAAAAAGACGGTTTAATTGAAAGAGCTGGACACCAACACATGGCAAATCGTAGAGTTAAAGTAGAAACATCTCACGGAATAAAAAATTTATTAAATGGTTAATCAATGAGCATAGATAAGAAAATTCTCAAAGAAATTGAGAGACATCATAAAATTAACAGATATATTTCTGAACAGGTAGCACCTGAAGGTGATTTACCACCTGCAGAACCCGCGGCTCCTGTTGATGAACCGGTTGCACCTGAAACTGCGGCACCCGTAGGACCACCAGCTAAAATTGATGTTGAGGCAGATGCCGAAGTAACAAAATTAGATGATGAAGGTGAATCAAGTGAAGGAGAGGGAGGAACCCAAGAATTAGATGTAACTGAATTAGTGAAATCTCAAGAAAAGATTGAGAAAAAGCAAGATGAATATTTTGGTAACTTATTTGGATACATTCAAAACTTAGAATCTAAGTTGGGTGAAATGGACCAATTGATTGATAGATTAAATGCTATTGAAACTAAAATTGAAAAGTATCGTGAAAAGACTCCACAAGAGAAATTACAATTAAGAAGTTTGGATTCAGGACCGTTTAACCAAAAGTTATCAGATTTTTTTGATGATAAGAAAGAAGACTTTGAAAAGTCGGGTAAACATGAGTATATTTTAACTTCGGATGAAGTTGAGGATATTAACCCAAATGAAATCAAGTCAACTTTTAGACCCGACAAAAACGACGAAAGTCCTTTTAAGTTTTGATTTTTTAAAAAACTTTACTATATTAAAGGTTGTGAACACTCACAACCTTTTTTTTTATTATTTGACTATTTGAAACTAAAACCCTAACTTTGTACTAAACTTTAATTTTTAACAACTATTATGACATCATCATTAGACGCAGTACTTGCACAGTACGAACAAGCACAGAAAAACAGCACAGGCGGTGAAAACCGTATGTCACAAGAAGAACGAATGAAAAAATACTTCGCTCTTATTTTGGACGAAAAATCAAATTCGGGAACTCGCAGGATTCGTATCCTCCCCACCAAGGACGGTAGTTCTCCATTTAAAGAAGCTTGGTACCACGAAATCCAAGTTGGTGGAAAATGGCAAAAATTCTATGACCCAGGAAAGAATGACAATGAGCGTTCCCCATTGAATGAAGTATATGAAGAGTTGATGTCCACAGGTAAGGAATCAGATAAAGAATTGGCAAAACAATACAAGTCACGTAAGTTTTACATTGTAAAAGTTATTGACCGTGACCATGAAGAAGATGGTGTTAAGTTTTGGCGTTTTAAACACAACTACAAGAACGAAGGTATCCTTGACAAGATTATTCCTATTTGGAGAAACAAGGGTGATATTACTGATTCTGAAAA